AGCGTCTTTACATTTTTGAAGGTTAAATGCCAGGTGTCTACCTTAAAACCTACAGTCTATTTCTGTTGTCAGTATTATTCACGTTTAATACTACGGTGGAATATCAATCCACAAGGGGTTCTCTCCTTCCTGTCACGCTTTCTTTGTCCAAACGCGTTCGTTGGTAACATATCAGCCAGTTACGGGCAGTACCCACCGATAAAGGTGGGTTTATAGTAATTAATAATGATATAATGTATATATATATATTTATAATGATAAAATAGTAATAATACAATCAATCACAATCAAAATTGTGTTGCCATCAATTTTCTCAAACCGGTAGTAGCTATTTCATTTATTACCATGCTACTATGTTTTGCGATCTTTCCAAAAACAACACCGGATATTTTGTCAAATATGGAATCTTCTTCTTAATCACCTTGAAGCAATGGAATATTGATAGTTAATTCCTTCAACATTTATTGGTCATAATTTATAGCTCTAGGGCCTTAATCATTACCCCACATTCTAAATGTAGTGGAAGGAATATATTCTAAGGTAATTTTTACTTCAACTCTCCATGTATCTGTTAAAGAACAACCAGATGCTACGAAGAATATAGGATTTCTAAATTTATTATTCAAGGATTACGCATCCATTGTTAAACTAAATCCGTTTAGAACCTAACTTGTGCTTCCCTATGTACTTGCTATTCTATCTTGCATAAATTATGCATCCACAAGATCAGTTGGAAACCATACATAATCATGTTGAAGTTAGTTAGAAGCATTAGTGGCTTCGTAAGATGTAGGGAAGGTTTTCATTTATGAGGGTGTGGGAATAGGAATATCTATGTTGTTTGGTACAGTACCAAAACCAAGTTACTCTAATCCATCTTTACCAGGTATTTACAACATATTAATGTACCCTTACCTGGAAATTTGCGGAGATGTTGGAATGACTCTTACTCCACAACGCACTGTCCTAGCGGAGGTCCAACGTGCTGATTATAAATTATTTGCACCCCAATATGTGTTCAAAGGAGATGGTATATTACTAATCACATCTGTAAATAGTCCACTACCCTAAGTATAGACTGTTATCATCCTGGTATTACCAAATGTAGCTCCGGCAGAGGACGAAATTTTTGTACCACTAGAATTGACTAGTTCTAAATCTTAATATGAATGTGGGAACACGCTAAAAACTGCACCATAAGTATTATTAGTAAGTACTCCTTGACCATTACCCAAATTAGCCTTTAAATCGAATTCTATTGTTTATTCGACTAAAGATGTGTTCAAAGGGTAATCAAAGAACGGTTTAATTGCTTCAGTTTTAAAGGGTTTCAGAACTGATTAAACAAATGGGTTATTCAACGGTTTTTCATAACCCGTTTTATTTTATTTAAGTTATGTTGTTTGTTTTTTCTATTTGTTCATACCAACTAAAGCAAAACACTCCGTATCGTTTTCAAGTGGCTTAATTGCACATCCAACTTTAACATAAGCACCAGGTTTCAAATTTACGATTTAAGTTTTACCGACATTCACCTTCGTGACTTTTTATGTTTTGTTTTTAACAGTTTTAGCTTTATTTTTAACTTAACCAAAACTTCTGACCATATCTGGATTAAATTAAACAAGTTATTATTTATTTAATCCGTTTTTTATATAATCCAGTAATTAACTTCTGGACATTTTATTATTTTTCTTCTTTGCTTCTATTTTCAATTCTCTAACTGCTGTATTTATTGATCCAACGATTACAAAATCTTCCTCATTACATACGTACTCAGGGACTTGAGGTCTGATCTAAGTAGGTTGAATACCCTATTCAACTTGGTCTAACAACACTAACGCTGAAGCGGTTGTTAAATTTTGCTTTTCCGATTTTAATATTTTTTAAGTAACTTATTTTATGAAATTTCTGGGAGTTAACCATGAAACTAAAGGTCTCCAATAACTAATTACGTCTACCACATCGTAACTATTATTGTATATATACAATAATTTATTGGGAGCAGGGATAAACGATTAAGTATTTAATCTTTGAAACCCTGCTAAAGTTTCATATTTTTCGATATAATATTCATCTTGCCCTGCAGCATCTCCAAGTGTTCTGATCAATTCTTAATATATCCAATGGGGTGATTTTATTTTTCCCATTAGTTATTCCTACTATTACCAATATGGGGTTACATTACGATCGTATAAAAATGCATTCTTATCGGAATGTGGTAGTAACATTTTTATTCGTATCATATATGGATCTGTGGATGAAAAACAAGTTTTTAAACTATGATATAACTAATTTTATAATTCTACAATAGAGTGTTAATAAGAGTCAGTTTATACTTATAAGTCCATAATTCTCCTTGGTTGTCTAAAAAAATAAACCACGCCATCAATAATGCATCCTATTTTACTTAAAAATTGGAAATAACCAGGCGGATGAACTGTTATCTCGGTTATACATTAGCCAATACCTTTTTGACCTTGCAATTCTTATGAATATAAATCATTAAAAGCCAAATTATATTATGTTATATACTAACTGTTAAGACACACTACCACATCATCACCAGCAACTATCCAATCAAATTATGAATCATCGAGTTTCAAACCAACGTAATCGGACGTCACTTTCCTTAAAAACTCAATATTTACAGTTTATCGTGTAGAATTTGCAGAACCAGTATTACTTTTACCTGAATTCATAGTACCTTCAATAACACAACTAAATGCACAATGTCTTTCACTTTTCTTCCCTACAAACAATTAGTAATGTGCTTACTTACCTGTAGTTATGATTTTTGCTTAATGTAACATATCTTGTCTATAATTCATTTTTTCAAACAAACAAGTTTAATCAATCACATAATTCTCTACACATTTCCTCATCCACCAATGTTGTGTTGAATCAAATCTCTTACCATCCATAGTAATGAATACTGGATTCTATATACTTGTATACATTTACTTGATTCTGTTAGCTATCCAAGTATTTGTTCTACATATACCAATTTTATTATTCTTTAACAAATGCTCTGTATATACCATATTAACAGCGCCCCCAATAATTATTTCAGCTTCAGGTGCAGAATAAATACTACGTGGTTCTTTTTCACTTTAATCATTAATTAATTTATTAGAGTATTCGCCATCCTTAGCTTTAACGGTGCACTAATAATTTAAAACATCTTGTTTCATCAATTTGGTATATTTACTCATATACAACTTGAATTTTTAAGGTTGCTCTTATCTCACTTTCCTCAAATACTAAATCACACTTGGAACATCACCTGATTAATTGATGCTTTAAATAAGA